GCCTTATATAGGTGTCTATGCGATATTACTAGTAATATTAGGAGATTATACGATATGTCTACTACAAAGTCAAAACTAGAACAAGTTCTAGAATATCTAGTTAACAACGAATCAGAAAAAGCTCAAGAGCTTTTACATGATGTAATTGTTGAAAAAGCTAGAAAAATACATGAAGAGTTGATCGAAAATCAAACTGATGAAATCGAAGAAGATTTAACTACTGAAGATACAGCAACTGAAGAAGTTTCAGAAGAATCTAAAGAAGAAGCTGTTGACGAAGCAGAAGAATCAACTGAAGAAGCAGTTGAAGAAGCAGAAGATTCAAAAGATGAAGAAGCTGTTGAAGAAGCAACTGATGAAGCAGGTGACGAAACTGTTGAAGAAAAAGTAGGTGGTTCAGGCGATCAAGAAGAAGATTTAACTACTGCTGTCAAAGACGAAGCAGATGCTCATGCTGAAGAAATAGAGCATGAAGAAACTAACGAAGACGATGACGACAAAGATATGGACTTTGACGGTGATGGTAAAATGGACGGTCACGAAAAAGAACATGAAGAAGTCGAAGACAGAGTTGATGATCTAGAAGATGCTTTAGAAGATCTTAAAGCTGAATTTGAAAAAATGATGGGCGACAAAGACGAAGACGAAGACGGTGACGACAACGAAGAAGCCGCTGACGATCTAGAAGCAGAAATGCCTGCTATGGATATGCCAGCAGAAGAAACAGTTGAAGTAGCTGACGAAGTTGCAGTTGAAGGCGAAGAATCAGATTCAAAAGATGGCGAAGAGCTAGAAGAAGCAACTGAAATGAAAGCTGTTGCAACTCCAAAAGGTGGAGACGACGGCGCAAATACAAGTTCACCAGTAGCAAAAGGTGGTGCTAAAAGAATAGATGGTGCAGATCCAGTAAAAATGGGTGATGCAAAAGCTGAAGCAGGTGGTAAAGCACCAGCTGTAAAGCCAAATCCAGATAGTCCAGCACAAGGCGACGCTAAAATGTCACCAGCACCAAAGGCTAAGGCATAATTTGATTTGTAAGAAGGAGATCGTCAGATGATAAAACCATTATTAGAAAGTTTAACTTTCGACCAAGCTGGAATGCAAATTCTACATGAAGGCGAAGGTGATAAGAAAAACTTGTTTATGAAAGGTGTATTCATCCAAGGCGGAGTAAAGAATCAAAATTCACGTGTTTATCCACTAGAAGAAATAGAAAAAGCAGTTTCTTCAGTGGACGAACGCTTGAAAGGCGGTTATTCTGTATTAGGTGAAGCAGATCACCCTGAAGAATTAACAGTGAATTTAGATCGTGTATCACACATGATTGAATCTATGTGGATGGACGGTCCAAACGGAATTGGTAAACTTAAGATTTTACCAACCCCAATGGGAAACATTGTAAAAACCCTTTTGGAAAGTGGAGCAAAATTGGGTGTGTCATCAAGAGGTACCGGTAACGTAAATGAATCAGGCAACGTGTCTGATTTTGAAATTGTTACTGTGGACATTGTTGCACAACCATCAGCCCCAGATGCTTATCCAAAAGCAATATATGAAGGTTTGATGAACATGCGTGGCGGAAGACGTCTATACGGCATAGGCGCTGATGCAATGTATGATCGCAAAGCAGAAGGCTATCTTAGAGATGAGATAGTCAAATTAATAAAAGAGTTGAAGTTATAAGGAGAACTACTCATGGCAGATATTTTTAACGGAATACTTGAGTCAGATGCTATTTCAGAAGAATTGAAAACTCAGATTCAAGAAACGTGGAAATCTAAGTTAGATGAAGCCAGAGAAGAGATCACTGCTGAACTTCGCGACGAATTTGCTCAACGTTATGAAAATGACAAGAGTCAAATTGTTGAAGCTATGGACACAATGCTAACTGACAGAATTACAGCTGAAATTGAAGAGCTTAAGGCTGACAGAGCGGCATTGGCAGAACAAACAGTTGCTTACAAAACTAATGTTGCAAAACACATTGGAATGGTAGACAAGTTTGTTGCTGAACAATTAGCTAAAGAGGTAAAAGAACTACACGCTGACAGAACAAACTTAAAAGACAATTTTGCAAAATTGGAAAACTTCGTTGTTAAACAATTAGCAAAAGAGTTAACAGAGTTCGAAACAGACAAGAAATCAGTTGTAGAGCAAAAAGTTAAATTAGTAACAGAAGGCAAGAAAATGATTGCTGAAGCTAAACAACGTTTTGTTTCTAAAGCGGCTGAAGTTGTTGAGAAAACTGTTGAGAAAAGTTTGAGAAGTGAATTATCACAACTTAAAGAAGATATCAAAATTGCTAAAGAAAACAATTTTGGTAGAAAAGTATTTGATGCATTTGCAGGCGAGTATATGTCTTCTCATCTAGCCGAAGGTACTGAGGTTAGAAAACTTCAAAAAGAATTAGAAGCTGTTGCAGTTAATACTACTGAAGCAGAATCTAAAATTAAAGAAAAAGACGCAGAAATTGAAGCAGTTCAAATGAAATTAAGAATTGCTGAAGATAAAAATGTACGTGAAAAAGCTCTTACAGAGTTAACTACAAATTTATCCAAAGAAAAGCGTAGAGTAATGAATGAATTGCTTGAGTCAGTACAAACAAGCGATTTAAAAAAACAGTTTAACAAATACTTACCAGCAGTTTTAAATGAATCAGCTCCAGCTGAAACAAATAAAACTATGGTTACTGAATCAGTAACCGAGGTAACTGGTAACAGAGAGGCACCTGCTGAAACAAGTTCAGACACTGGTGACATTGTTGAACTTAAAAAACTAGCAGGTCTAGGAGTTAAGTAAAATGACAAACATGATCAATGAAAATTGGACAGAAACTAAAACAGCTTTGATGGAAGGCTTAGACGGTCAAAAGAAAACATCAATGGATGCTGTCCTTGAAAATACAAAGAAATACTTGGCTGAGGCGGCAACAACTGGCGCAACAGGTGCCGGTAACGTAGCGGCTTTAAACAAAGTAATTCTTCCAATAATCAGACGTGTGATGCCTACAGTTATAGCTAACGAAATCGTTGGTGTTCAACCAATGACTGGCCCAGTAGGTCAAATTCACACATTAAGAGTTAGATACGCAGACGCAAAAGACGGTGTAACAGCAGGTACTGAAGCACTATCACCTTTTGAAATTGCAAGATCTTACTCATCAACTACAGGCTCAGGTGCGGCATCACCAGTATCAGGTGCTACAACATCAACACTTGAGGGTGAAGCTGGTAACAAAATGTCAATTCAAATCTTAAAACAAACTGTTGAAGCTAAAACAAGAAAGCTATCAGCACGTTGGACATTTGAAGCGGCACAAGACGCATCAGCTATGCACGGTTTAGACGTAGAAGCAGAAGTAATGGCGGCATTAGCACAAGAAATTACTGCTGAGATCGATCAAGAAATTCTTGCTTCATTAACATCATTAGCACCATCTGGTACAGCTTTCAACCAGTCATCAGCAACAGGTACACCAACATTTGTTGGAGACGAACATGCGGCATTGGCTGTAGCTATTAACAGAGAAGCTAACTTAATCGCTCAAAGAACTAGAAGAGGCGCGGCTAACTGGGCTGTTGTTTCTCCACAGGCTTTGACTGTGTTACAATCAGCAACAACATCAGCGTTCGCAAGAACAACTGAAGGTACTTTCGAAGCACCAACTAACACAAAATTTGTTGGTACATTAAACGGCGCAAT